GGTAGCCTTCCAAATTTGGAGGGGTGTCGTCATTTTTGGAGGGGTTGACGCTGTGCCAATATTTAGAAAACGATTTCCCAAGACGATATAGCGAAATTCTATTCTTGATAGATATTTCATCATCGCACTTTTCAATCAATCCTACACGTACAAGATTTGAAATATGTCTCCTTATACTGCTATCAGAGTTGCCAGATAACATAGGTAATTCTTCTCTTATCTTAGAAAACGAAATCCAAAAGTAATCCTTTCCTTGAATAACATGCTTGGACAACGCACCCTCCAATATGAAATGGCTCATAAAATCAAAAACCGCCATATCGTCAAATGACAAATTCCAGCCATTTTCAATAACACTTCTCTGATTTATGTTAATCGTATATTGCATAATATACTCCTAAAACATCAACGCCCTTAACTTTCAGTCCTAATGTCGCAAACGGACTTACTTGTTAAGGGGTTGATTGTATATGTTCTTTTCATTTGGTTGCGACTCCAAAATTAAATATTTCTGTTATTCGCTTGTAAAGGTAATAATTAATTTTATATTAACCTAAGATTAAACTAATTGATTTCTTTTAGCTAACATTTTTTCAGATATTGACCTTTATACCCTTTAGCGAACTAAGCCGTTTTACTTCTGCAGTGTAGTGTTTAATCATCGCTTCAAGCTCAAAATCTGACCAGTGCTTTGCCTGATGCGCCTTAGCTGAAAGCAACTCAAACCGCTGCATGCCGATCTTGCGTATTAAATTAGCTTGATAGGCTATTAAATGGTCACTCGAAAATCTGTTACAACCTTTACATTCCGCATGACAATCATCTTCGTCAAAGCGAACAGACATATTTTTTCGACTAAAGAAATGACCGCAATCTGCCTGCTCAAACAGCTTTATCTGACTACACGAAATACATTTGAAGTACCCACTCGGCATAGCATCACGTAAACGGATATATGCAGAAAAAACCTTGTCAAGTTTCTTAGTAAGATTGGGTTTACTACGTGTAGATTTCTTTCTATGCGGTTTTTCTTCGCTGTGAGCGTCTTTTGTTTTCCTTTTGAAGTAGTATTTGTTCATCATCGGAATATCGTCTTAAATCGCTTATTTTCACCTATCTCTATTTCACTCATTTTGCTCTCGAAAATAACCTCGCATCCGATTGCAGTTGCAACCATAAACTCAGTGTAGCACCCTTGCGAATGATTCCATTTATCCATCATGAAGATACAATCGCAATCAGTGAGTAACTGAATATCTCTCTTCATGTGTTGAGCTGTTGTTGCATTCAAAGGCAATCCATTCTCCATAGGGTTGACAGTTTCATAGCCTGCTGCCTCAAGCATTAATTGCGCAGCTTTGAAAGCCTTTTTTCTCTCCTCCAAATCCTTACCACTAATGGGACCAGACAGATAGCACCTATTCTTTTTCTTCATTTCTTTTCCTTTTTAGCATTTCAATTTCATCTTTCAAATAGAACATAGCTTTCTCCATATCTTCTATTTGTTTATCTCTATCGTTCATACCTTTTTCGTGCTTTAATCCAGCACGCCAAATGTACTTGATTACATTACCGATATTAAAATCATAATGACGAACAATGTCTATGCACTCAATACCGCTTGGGTGTTGATTATAGTGTGTCGGATGATTTACGCTACTTTCCTGTTGAGCCATATCCGCCTATCCCCCTTTCTGTTTTAGATAATTCTTCGACTACTTCAAACTCTATCTGTGGGTATGGTAAAATAATCATTTGAGCAAAACGATCACCGACCTTGTAAAAATTGCCATCAAAAAGCGTCTTTAAGAACACGGCTGTTACTTCGCCACGATACCCACTATCAATTATTCCACACGAATTTGTTAACAATAAATCCTTACTTGCATTGCTGCTTCTTGGAACGATCAAACCAAAATATCCTTGCGGTATTTCAAAGGCAAGCCCACAATGATAAATAATTTTGTCGCCTATCTCATCTATACTTGTAACTGTTAGGTCAAGTCCAGCATCACCATTTTTCGCATAATGAGGAATAGGTACGTTTTCTACCAATTTCTTAATCTTTACTTTCATATTTTCTTATTTATTTTATTTATAAATCTCTTTCTGTAAAACTTTCCAACAACACTTGGCAACCCAACCAACCATATACGCGGCATGCTCATCGTGTGTCAGACTGTATTCAATTCCTAACTCATCGAAAATGGCGTTTGCTGCATGCAGACTTTCATGGGCGATATTCTCAACAACCTTGCTTCCACAGAGTTTAGAGCAGTCATAAAAGACTATCAATACTCCATATTTTCTCGTTGCCTTGCGCATCATCTGTGGATAGGTAGTAGCGTATGCGTCTTCAGACTTTCTAAACGTATAACCGCCATGAGATACGAATTTATCCTTTACGTCCTCCCAGCTTGTAGCTACCCACAATTTCCTGCCGTATATTTCAATATCAAATTCCCTAATCATTTACGTTTACTTATATGCCTTAAGTTCATTATACCGCTTCTCACTTACAAGGAACACGCCTCTGCTATTAAAACGTAGTGCATAATATTTCGCCTTGCCGATATGATAGCGAATGGAAATCGAATCGTCGTATAACTTCACGTAATCATCGATACTATAAGCTGTCATAGCTCCTTCATACAAACGGCACTCGGCACGACCTGCCCACGTTTCAAAGAAGTTATATACATCAATCTCGTCTGGAAGTTGAAGCCTTTTAGCTGTTTCATACATATCACGTTCTATCTTTTGTGTAAAATGCGTAAAGTCACGTAGCATATCCAAAATATCACTCATTCTAAAATATTCTGTTAGTTAAAATTTTTCCATTACTCTTCACACACCAAAGTTGAGAGTTTGGCTTCTCAACATCTATCTTTAAATCTGAAACCTCGCCGAAGCGTTTATAGTTGCCAGCTAAATCAATAACCCACCCATCTTTGTCTTTGAAAGGTCGAATACATCTACCAACTGCTTGGTAATACCATGCAAGCGATTTAGTTGGACGTGCCAAAATAACAGTGTCTAATGCAGGAAAATCGAAACCAACAACCAAAACTCCAACGTTTGCAACAACCTTTATCTTCCCACTTTTGAAATCATTAAGAAGTTTCTCTCGTTCAACCTTTGGAGTTGCGCCTGTAACAATAGCAGCGGAAACTCCTTTTATCTTTAACTTCTCAACAAGGTTCTCAGCTTCTTCGACAAATCGAGTGAACACCAACACTCCCTTGCGTGGAATACCATTCTTTGGTTTCAGAACCCGCAATGTAGTAGTTGTGAGTTTATCAAAAAAGCCGCTTCTTTCATATTCAAGTTTCAAAGAATTCTCGTCATAATCAGCACCCGTTGAATTACTCATAACGTTCTCAATGTTGATTGCAGTTAAGTCGTAATACTTTAAGTTTGCCAAATACCCTTTTGCAAGTAAATCTGATGTTTGACATACATATAATACCTCGCTAAAAATTCGTGGTCGTGTACGAGTGAGAAATTTCAGCATTGAGCCATTCATATACGAACTAAGACGATATGGCGTTGCTGTAAGCCCTACTACCTGCCTATCTTGTGAATTGATGAATTTCTCATACATTCCGCCTCTGCTATTAACAACATGAACCTCATCTATAAGCACATACTTGAAATGCTTGAAATCATTCATGTGATTCATTACGCTTCCGATAGTAGCAAAGGTGATTCTATTGATATCCTTGCAACCGACAGAAGCAGAATAGCAAGCGCAATCAAGTATTCCATAACTCTGTAGCTTTTCAAAGTTCTGTTGTAATATTTCCTTTGACGGACATAGCACAATCAGCGGAGAATTTAATCTTGAAGCTATATCAGCTATAATTAAAGACTTTCCACCACCAGTCGATACTATTATTATCCCATTCGATTTCTTAGAACTTAAGAAAGATTTAACAGCTGCGTCTGATGCTTGTTTCTGATAATCTCGAAGTGTATATTTCATTGCTCTTAGTGTGAAAAGAGAGGGGGTCGTTTTTACGCTCACCCCCTCAACTTGGTTTACTTAATCTTCATCGCCAAATGGCAAATCATCATCTTCTTCCTGCGCTCCGCTTTCGTTCATAGCAGGCTTTTCCACCTCTGGGAATTCAATTCCGAAAAGTTCTTTCATAGCTTCGCGGTTTACATCCTCCTGTGACCAAAGACCACCGCGATCCCAATCTGGTATCTTCTGTGTTTTAACGAGCTTCATTTCTCCATCTACCCATGAATAGAATAAGAAATAGCCATTGAGCGCAATACGAACTGTTTCAGTGGAAGACAATTTGAAATCTGTTGTTCCCTCTTTTACTCTTGCTGCCAAATCAGCAATTTCAAGTAAAATAGAGTTGTACGCTTCCTCAGCATTCTTCTTCATTGCCTTGATAGCTTCAAGTGTTTCCTGCAACTCTTGTTTACGCTTAGGAACATCGTTCTCTTCTTTCAGACAATATTCTTCACGAATCATTGCAATTTCGTGATCATCATACTGACGAGTTGCCAATTCTCCCTCTGGGAACAAACAATTAAACTTCTCACGAAAAACTTTCAACACTTCTTTTGAAGACTTGGCGCCTTTGCAAAGCACCATAACCTCCTTGAACTCTTCTTTTGCTTTATCGTCCAATACAAAGTCAATCTTTGCAGGGCGATACTCTTTTAAATCTGCTAACATAATCTAATTTTGATTTATAAAAATTCTTTATTATTTTCTATCTGTTGTTGTGCATAAAACAACATTTCTGACTCGTGGGGGCTTGGTAAATATAAACCGCATTCTGAACTTGACCAATTACGGAATCTTTCTATTGCAGTTGTCATTTCTCCTTTATCCAGTTCTGTCGTGCTTCTTATATAGGTTACCTGCTTCCCTCTTTTGTTAGTTCTTGTTCTCTCGAATATATCCTTATTGCATTTTTTCTTGAAGTAATCATACTTAACTTGTTCTATTGTCAAGCCGAACTCTGAACCGAAGAAACCTAATAATACGTGGCAATATGAGTTCTGTGCCAACGAACGAGTAGTTAACTTATTCTTCAATTCAACATAGGCTTTCTTTCGTACCATGTCATTACATTTCTCCTTGAACTTTTGCAAGTCATATTCGTTCGAGAGATTATACAGAGCCATTTTTAACCAACTTATAATTTGCGAAGTGAACTGGCCTGCCAGTGATACGACTGACAGACCTTATAGTTTCTGTAATGATATTATACCCATCATTACGCAAGTCAGAGATACGAGCACCAAGACGATAACATCCATACTCTCGTAAAGCAGTAAGAGGCTCTATACTACCAAACTTTTTCAAGTGGTCCAGTATAACTTTCTTTTGTGACAACTTTTCTTCCATATCTTAGAAAGGTAAATCATCTTCATTTTGCGAAGCTACATTGCCTTGCTGACTTTGACTCTCTTCATTTGTGCTATTTTGCACTCCTTGCGAAGTAGCAGGCTGACTATTACTTGACTGCTGATAGTTTCCGTTTTGTCTTTGATATGGAACAATGTCGTATCCTACAACTGACGTGAAGTAATCTTTCTTTCCATCTTTTTCGAAAGGTCTACCATTCAAAGCAAAGGAAATTGTAACCATGTCACCAGCTTTGAAACTGTCTAACTTTGGAACATTTCGCATTACAAAGTCAAAGGTTGGATAGTTCTCAAACTTTTGCCCTGTCATAGGGTCATAGTGTGATGCATCAAGCACAATACGCCTCTTTGTAAAAACACCATTATTCTTTGTAGGAACATCAACAGCGTTCTCTATCAAAAGAATTTTTCCGCTTATTTGATTTGCCATATTATTCTTCGTTGAAAATCTTTTTATTTGTTATCAAACTTCTATTATCTTCAAGGAACTCACAAAATCGCTCGCAAATTTCTTTCAGTAATACTTTGCTTTGCTCGTGGTTATACTGGTATACTTCTGGGTATTGCACTCCTGTAATGAGAGGTGTTCGACTGGTACCGCCTTTCAAGGCGTATGCAGTGAACTCAAAAGAGTTAATCTCAGTGCACATTCCACTTTCAATGAGTGTGTATGGATATGCGTGTCTTTGCCAGTACTTAGCATACTTACCAAACTCATACCGAGAAGTGGTTTTTAAGTCATAGACCTTATTCTCTCGCAACTCGTCTATGTAGCCGTATAGTTCAACTTCGCCAAACTTTGTGTCAATAGTAGCTGATGTAAACACTTGACTTAAAGAGCCTTTGAAATACTCGGCTACAGACTTACAGAAAGGTATGTCAAATAAGAACTCGAAACAATCACATGCAGCATATATAAATGTCGATGTGGCTTTCTTACATAGAGCTTCGCAGTGAGGTAAATCATGTTCTGGAATTATTGGAATTATCCCATCCAACTTATTAGCAATGCGGACATGGTTCCTATTCCGTGCATTAAACAAATCTATCCCACTTGTTATAGTTTTGATAATAACGTTATCATTATCACTTCTCCTGTTATGGATAAGACAATCAACGACTTCGTTAAAAGCTGTGCCCCTGCTTGCAGCTTCTGACGGTTCATGTGGTACTCGGTTAATAGCATCTAATAACTCTTGCTTTAGAAGAGCGTCCACTTCTTCTTGTGAGAAGTGGAGCGTATCTTCTGTTTCAGAGTAATTCTTATGCCATTTACCTTCTTCATCTTGATAGAAGTAATCCTCTGCTTGAGTGTCCAAATATGTTTGAAAACGGTCAAGCAGAGTAGCATAAAATCTGTACTTAGGCATACATCTTACTCTTTTTGTCAAACTTCAAACCTAACTTGTCACACTTTGTTTTGACAAGCAAACCAATCTTTAGTTTGCTATCCCAAATCTGCTTTGTTTCTGCGAAAGACTTGCAGAAATCATTGGCAGTGCTCGCATCAACAATAGCTTCAACTTCTTCTTTAGCAGACTCAATCAGTTCGTCATATTCCTTGCGGACTTCTCTCTCGTTCTTTAAGTAGCCATGATAACTATCAAAGATATTAGTAAGAAAGCGGTTCTCTCCTGTAACAGATCCTTGTTCGTTAATGATTGTAGGAATTTCCATTGCATTTGGAAGATTGCAAGTGTTCTTGGTGTATGCTTTTTCGTTCACACCCCAATAGACATAACGCTTCTCTCCGTAGGCTTGCATATATCCTACCAAATCTAATTCCTTAATAAGGTCGCCAACAGAACTACCACCCATTTCCGGACGAACAATCTTTTGTTCTCCATCCTTATCCTCACGTTCGTGAGCGATAAAAACAAGGTTCTTACCCATCATGCTCACCTGCTTCAAGAAGTTGATAAACATATTCTTTCTTGCTCCAAATCCTTGAAGTGAAAGACTGCCATCACGCTTTGCCATCTTTGGCTCATTCTTAATGATGTAAGCTGACATAAAGTCGAGAGCCTTGCCTGCTGTATCAATAACGATTGTTTTATACTCAGACAAATCTTCGTTGAGAGCAGCAATAACATCGTCCCATTTTTCTACTTGCAGTGTTGGGACTTGAAAAGCTCCATTTACACGTTGTACACCGCCATCAAAATCCAATAAAACTGGACTTGGTGCTGATAGACCTAATGTGGATTTTCCCATACCAGGTGCCCCATAGATAAGCACCTTAATTGTGGAGTTAATAGCCAACTCCGAAGGCTTCTTAAATAAACTCATTGCTCTTAGTGTGTTTAATTAAACAAATTATTATTATTTGCATACTGAATAAATTCAGACTTTTCATGTATTCCCAATTTCAAGTAAACCGACTTGATATGGTTCTTTACAGTATAAGGAGAGATATACAACTGTTCTGCAATTTCTTCCTTACTTACACCTTTGTAAACAAGTTTCATTACTCGCAATTCTTGTTCAGACAACTTGGAGTTGAATTTAGGAGAACATATAACTCCCTCGTGCTTACACTCACCTCTTAAAGGGCAATCGACCTTTTCGAAGTGATATCTACCACTTGTATCAATATCAGATGATGTACAATCCAATTTCCCAAAATTACATTTGCAAAATCTTCTAACCATCAAATACTGATAATAAGGGACATTTGCGCTACTTCTTGAATATTCCTTAGAGAGTGCTTTGTAAGCAGCAGGATAACACTCCATGATTTGTCCTAATACAGAACCTATAAGCTCAGTGTTAGATTCGTTTACAACTTGATTTTTACCATCATCGGATTTACACCAAAGCTCTCCGTCAAATATGTAAAATTCTACTTCTCCCATAATTCATCTGCTGGTATTCCTGTAAGCTCCACAAGTACATTGATATGATTCTCGTTAGCTGGCTTCATCCCATAGAATATCCAATTTCTAACAGTAGCTGTAGATACATCAGTCTTCGATACAACTGTATTAATAAAATTCGTTTTAGGATACTCCGCCTCTGGAAGTTTCTCATAATAGCCCCGTAGGGTTATTTTTTCCTTGTTTTTCTTCATACTTTTGTTTATTTCAAATACTTTATTTATATTTGCACTGTTATAATTAATATTGTAGTGCAAAGGTAATAAATATATTTAGATTATTCTAAGTTTAATCTAAATAATTTCTTACTGTTAAGATATTTTAATATAT